TTGAAACGTAAGCGCTTAGATCGACCGCATTGACGGTGACTACTACGCCATTATTTAGAAATACGGCCATCTTTTATTCCTCATCTTTCTTAGTAGGTTTTGGTGCTGGTTGTGCTGGTGCAGTTTGTCCAATCTTTTCGAGAAAGGCTGCGTTTTCTTTTTCCCAATCGGACATATCTAACTCCAACTCGTAAGGATTGAGACTTGCATTGAGCAAGTCAAGAGATCGCCTGTTGCAGCATTGAGAACGCTAGGTGCGCTCACGTCTCCTACATTATAGACGATAGAAGATGCCGCTAGTTTATTGAACATAGCAACTAGCATCTCTTCAATACCATTTAGGTTACCTTCGTTATCCAGAAGTGGCACGAAGATGTTTATCAAAAAATTGGCTGTAGGCGCAATAGTGTTGCGGCTGTTGTTATTAGGTGTGACATAGGGGCTGGCAGGGGACAACACTATGCTGTTTGCAATCGGAGTTGGTGGCGGGAAACTAAACACCGACCATAAAGAATTATCGACTAGAGCTGCTGCAACTGTAGCGCGTAGCGTTGAAATCGCTGCAACCATGGCTCAGCCTACTTGCGATCTAGGATCTAAATAAGGGGCTAGCAACCCTCTGACTCTTGCTACTAATGTTGAACTCATAGTGAAGGGACTTGGACTGAAACCATCAACTGTCATTGATTGACCCGTTGGGCTCTGTCTTGCTTGCCAGATTGCAATTGTGACCATAAGCGATGCTTCTTGAATTGCTGGAACTGTTGTGTAATCAGCATAAGTCTCTGCTGCTGCAATACCGTAAGGAGCAACTGTGTGGCGAGGGTGGTCGCTGGTGTGAGTTGTTGTCACACTAAATTCTTGTAATCCCACTGCTGTAATTGTCTTAGTGCCGTTGTACTTAGTACCAGCACCTGTGATTGTTACTGATTGCCCGACATAAAATACATCTGTTATTACTTCATCAAAGTAAAGAGTCCCAACTGTTCCAACATTGCCATGAGCAACGATTGGCTGTTGGTTCTTCCATAAAAATGGGAGCATGACATCGTCAGCGGCATCACATACAGATTGCAATACAGCATCTGTGTAAAGTGTGCCTACGCCAAGAGCTGAGCGAAGTTCAGCAACTGTGGTGACTGACATGGTTTCCTTTCTAAAGACTCAGTAGGGGCAAGGGCTATGCCCCTACTGAGCGACTTAGTTATTGCTTGTGGATCAGGTCTTGTTGATACCGAATGCGCCTGCACCAATTTTGGTAGCAATTGCGCCATAGCCGTACATTGCAACGAGGATTTCACCAGAAGCAATTACATCAGCGCGAAGCTGGTAAGTTGGTGACTCGTACCATGTGTAAGCAGTTGGGTTGATGATCAACATTGAATCATCTTTGTCAGTGTCATTTGCTGATGGTACGTTTGCTGAAACGTACAAGTTCAACCCCGCGACATTTCCACGAATGCTATCAACAGCAACCTGGCCTCCCGCATTTTGTGGTTGTGCGGCCATGTAAATTGGACGACCTGAGTCATTCAGTGTCATAAGGTTTGCCCACTGTGAAGTGTTAGCAAGGATATTCTTAGCGAATCCCTGTGTGTTTGTGTACACAGATGCTGCACCGCGTGAAACGAATCCAAGCAACTCTGCAGCTGTTGGGTATGTTGTAAGTGTTGTTGCATCTGCTGATGCGCCAGAAGCAATTGCTGTGTAAACAGCTAGGTCTGTTGCCTTTGCGTACTGTGCTGCCATGTTGTTCATCAATTCTGTAATGAACAATGGTGAAGATCTGTCAAAAAGCTCAACAGAAAATTGCTGTTGTCCAGCGTACTTTTTTACAGATACTGTGACGAAGGAAGCAGCTTGGTCTGTATTAGATGGTGTTCCAGCCTCTGCTGTTTCTGCAACTGTTGGAAGTGTTGTGATTTTAGGAATTTCAAAAGACATTCCTGCATCAGGCAAAACACCAGTTGTAATTGCATCAATTGCTGAACGTGTGTTGTTAGCAAGACCATTGATGACAGTTGTGAGCTGACGTGTTGGGATAAGTCCTGCGTTGTCTGTTGTATCAGCAGCTGCGCGAACATACTCGCGTGCCTCATCTGATCCGAGTGATGCTCTGATTGTCATTTCCAATTGCTTTGGAGCTGAGAAATCAAGGCGTGGCTTTGAGTAAGCCATTGCTGTAATAGTAGGGCGAGCAGCTTCTACAGCCGATGCTTCTACTGATGGTGATGCTTCGACTGGAGTGGTTTCTTCCACGACTGTCTCGCTTTCTGTAGTTGGTTGTGTTTCAGCAGGGATGATTTCCTCTGCTGCGATCTCTAATATCTGAGCAGACTTGAATGCTGGCTCAGTTACCAAAGAAACTTCTTTTAGTCGTGCGGATGAGACGACTGTGTGACCATCGCGTGATGGCTTTGATGCGAGGATTTCAGCCCCGATGCTAAGACCTGTAACAAGGCCTTCGCTAGCCATAATCAAACTGTCAGAACCTGCTTGACTGCGACTCAACTTGAACGTTGCATAAATACCATCTGCACGAGTTTCAGCAGCAGTCATTCGACCGATTGGCTTCTTCATGTCGTGCTGTGATAGCAATTTGATTTTGCTAACGTCGCCGATTTCAATAGATCCTGCTTCAAAAGAATAAGCGCCAAGGTTAGTGTTACCGACTTCGCCTGTTCCAAGTGGCACAATCTTGCCAGAGATTTCGCGACGTTCTTCGCTGCACTCAATTGATGAGGCTTCAATAAATAAAGTTTCCATTATTCGCCATTTCCGTTAGGAGTTAGGTTTTCCATTTGCATTGCTTGTTCAGTTGTAATTAGCCCAAGAGATAACATTTTTTCAAGAACCAGCAAACGCTCCATTGGTTCAGTACGAAGGAATGTGTCATCGAGTGCAAACTTGACATAATGTCCAGCTGTTGAAATATCATCCATGCTCAGTCTTGCTTCGATAGCGGATGCGTAAGGTTGCAAAGTTAGCGCGACTAATTGTTTTCTTTCTTCAATCACATTGCTATAAGTCATGCTTTGATTCATTGAAGCAGATACATAATAAGGATCTACAGAACAAAGTCTTGCAGATTCCGTAGCAAGGCTTTGAATTGCATCCGCATAGAGCATGTCTTTAGGTGAGAAAGAAGTTGGCTCATAGTTGAGAGTCGATGTCAAATAAGCAGTAGAATTATTCTGGCGACTGCGCTTCCATGCTGCTAATAATGCAGAAACCTCGGTTGGTGGGAGGTCAGCGCCAGAATTCCGAATGATGCCCGAACTCATGGGCGTGGAGGCAGCTACAGCAGCAGCGCGTTGAACGTCTATGGCTGCTTTGATTGTTTGTGCACCTATTCCTAGAATGCCTTCATCTTTTTGAAATGTAATAAGTGAACCAAGACCTGACATTGGTACTGGCTTGCCATCAATGTTGTATTCAGTAATAAAGTTTGTTGCTGGATCTGTAATGAAACCGACTTTAGTATTAGCGACCCAATTAGCGCGAGCCATGCGACCATCTTCTGCATAAACTTCTGTAATCTGCCAGAATGCTTGGCCATACATAAGCAGACTGTCAAGAGTAAAATATAATGTTTCAAACAATGGTTGATGCTTTGAAGGTTGTTCAACCCAACGAGGAGCTGCAATCTTTTCACCAGTTGATTTCTTGTAATACTCTAGAGGAACAGATGCAAGAGTGCCAGAGATTAGATCGCGGCATCTTTTGATTGCAGGAACGCCAAGTGCCATCTGACGCGTTACTAATGCAGGGAAATAATTATTGTAGCCATAGAAGCCATCGGCCATAATCTGTGGCGCTTCTTGCGCCTGTACAACTTGTGGCTTACGCGAGAATATACCCATAGACAGAAAGGATACCATTTGTCAAGTTATTAGACAAGTAGCCTCTGCGTGTCTAACCATAAATCATTGGTGTAGATTGTGGCTTCATCAATTGGCTAACAACCATAGCAATGGAAATAGGCGCTGATACATCTCCTGCGCTCTTGCGTTTGACAATACGCCAAGCAGAATCATTGACCTTAGCTGCGCAGTTATTGAATTGCTGGATGAGTTCATCTTGTCCATTGTGAACAACAGTGTGATTGACAAGACCAGTGAGTAAATCACCGCATGCTTGGTAGAACTGCTGGCCTGAGCAGTCTTGCGTGACGACTCCTGCATTGGCTAGGCGTTCAGCAATTGTGGCTGTTGTGTATTTGTCAAACAAGACCATGCGAGGCCGATAGATGTCAGCCCAACCCTTTACACTAGCTGCAATTTTTAGATCATCGACTGCAACTTGTGATTCGAAGGTTTCAAGTATTCCAATAGCAATCTTGCCATCTGGCATCATCTGACCAGCAACTAGCGATGCGTTTCTTCTACTTGGTGAAACATCAAAGCCAAACATTGTCAAGGCTCCTGGAGTTATAGTCAATTCGCTATTGCTGGTCTCTTCAAGCACTCCATGAGGCCAAGGACTGCTTAGGGAGTCAATCCACTGGCATAACGTCTCAGTGCGTGTGTTTTCTATTGGTGAAGTTGATATTGCTT